TCCGGCTCGTAGGACTGAAGGAATTCTATAGCGTCTTTCACTTTATCGCGGACGCCGAAGAGTGTGTTTTCTAAGAGCATATGGTCACCTCCTTTTGTTCAACAATGTTTCACGTGAAACATTCGCATAATGTATTCTCGACAAGCATGAAACTACCTCTCCCAGACCGTCAGGGATGTTTCCGGTTTTTTCCTTTTACCGTCAACCTTCACAACTCCAAGGAGGAGGTCTATTTTGCAGTCATCGTCCCATACCTTCGCCTCGGTCATAGCATCAAGCAAAAGCTTGTACCGATTGTCGATATCCCAACGCCCCCTGCTTTTCACAAAAAATTTCACGATAACTGCCAATCTTCCAGTAAGCGGTTTATGTTTATATGCTTGCCTCGCTTCATAGATGGCTCCACTTTTCCAAGCCGAGGCTTTCTCAGTCAGGCACTTTCCCCTGCCCCCTCGCCTTTGGTAATATGCTTGCCAGAGGGACGGAGGCAACCCGGATAAAATTATTTCAAATGCCTGCTTTTCCATTTTTCACCCTCCGCTTTTCCAATAATGTCATCGCATAACTGGAAAACCGTGAAGCTTTCCTTTCCCCCATACTCATTTTCAAAAAGGTAATGCTTCCCGTCCGGAGTGCTTCCGGGAACCGCCTCTATGTACCGCATCGGTCTTTTGTGGTTTTTCATCCTGTACAACTCACCGGGACATAACGGCGGGGCCTTTATTTCCTTCGGCTTAGATTCCTCTTTCGAGGTCACCCTGTGCCACGTTTTTTCAGACTCCTTTTCATAGTCCTCCCCATGAGTTTTCCAGATGGAGATAACCTCCTGAAAATACGGGAGCCGTATTCCATGGGCCATCGCAACCATTTCCTCGCTGTCAAACTGAAGCCCCCTGAGAATCAGCGTTTTATGGCTTTCCATGTACCGTCCCGGGGAATGCCTATAGACAATCCCCAGAGCGTTTTTTTTCACAGAACGTCCCATGGTCTAAAACGGAAGGTCTTCATCTTCTTCATTCTCGATTCCACCATCAAACTTTTCCCCTTCCGATGAGAAATCGCGGGACTGCCCGCCGCCGAGGAACGTCACGCCGGTTGCCACAACATCGGTGGCGTACCGCTTCCCGCCCCCGTCCTTCGCCTCGTAGCTCCGGACCTGAATTCGCCCCTCGACCAATACCCGGCTCCCCTTCCGGAGATATTTTTCGCAGTTCTCCGCCATAGGACCCCAGACCACTACGGGAATGAAATCCACGGATTCCTGTTTCTCCCCGTTTTTGTCCTTCCACTCCTGATTGACCGCCACCGCGAACCGGGCGTTGGCCTGTCGGTCTGTGGCATACCGGACCTCCGGATCTCGCGCCAGATTCCCCATCAGGATCACCTTGTTAAATCCCCGAGCCATCGTCCATCCCTCCTGAAAATAGATCCCCCTGCCCTGTCTCCCGGTCCAGATCCCGGGCGATCATTCCGGCCTCCTCCCGGAGCCGCCGGAGTTTTGTTTCCAATTGCCGCCGCTTGGTCGGAAGGAAAAATTCAACCTCGAGACGGCGTTCCAGCTTATCGGCCTCGCGTTGCAATTCCTTCCGCCGGTCCTCAAGATCAGTCGTCCGGTTCATATCTCCGCCCCCCTTTCGTGGAAAATGGCGCAATCGCCGTCGCCGCTTCCGGCTTCAATTCCCGCTGTTCCCGCTCCCGCCGCCGCTCCTCCCGCCACGCGAGGTATTTTCCGCACATCTGATAACCGACTGTATAGATCGGCCCGGATGTTGTATCCTTTCGGACTACCATCCACAATTTCCCGAGGTTGCCGCATTCCCTCGGGCACCGGTACTGCTCCCGGTAATATGCGCATTCCGAGTCGCTCCGCTCCGCCTTCAGGAATTCCAGTTCATCGCCGACGAGATTCTCTTGGAGCGCGTCGGGAAATTCCCGCCGCACCATGGCGAGAATATCCGCGAGTCGTTTTTCCCGGGTGCGGAACCGGGCCCCGGCCTCATACTGCCGGAGGAATACGCCGTGGAGCATTTCCCGGAGCTTCGTCCCTGCCTTTACCGGTTCCCCCACGTTCCCCGCCTCCCTCCGTGGTAATTCGATTCGAGGACCTTCAGAAAATTCCCGGGCTTCAGGATCCAGTCAAAGACGAACCATCCGCCTTCCATGAGGATCTCGCTTTGGGTGCAATGGCGGAAAAGGGCCTCCCATGTTTCGAGCTCCCGGAAATCCGCCGTTGGCCTGTCCCGCCATAACGCCTTGATCGCCCGCTTTCTCCCGTCGGAAAGCTCCGTGATCCGGGGCTTTCCCCGGGGAGCTATGATCTCGTTCCAGAATTCGACGATCTTCCCGTAGGGGATCCGGACCGCCGGAGGTTTGATGATCTTCTCCTCCGGGGGATCTTCTTCGGCCTCGGAAGAATCACCTGAAAAATCACCTTCGGATACGTCGCCGTTCGCAACGGCGACAAGAGTATTTGTTTTTGATTCTGGTAAGGATAGGAGAGGAGAGGAAAGGAAAGGAGAGGGGGAGGCGTTCGGTAGGCGTTCCGTAGGCGTTTCGTAGGCGTTTGAGTAGGCGTTTTGTAGTGATTCCGCAGGGGTTCCGGTCGCGCCGAGCAGCCATTCAGAAGGCATTTCACCACTCCGCCCGCCCGCCGCGAGTAGGCGATAATCTATCGCTTCCGGCCCCTTCGATGAGTTGCATTTTTTACACGTCGGCTGAATGTTCTCTATTCCGTCGCTTCCCCCCTGATAGATCGGCGTGATATGGTCCCGGATCACCCGCCCCTCTACTCCGCACCGGACACACCGGGAGCCGAAAAATTCCACCATCTCCTCCCATTGGGCCTCCGTATGTGTCCCTTTTTTCCTCGCCTCCGCGAGCCGTTCAGACCGCTTCCGGTTCCGGTCCGCCGTCTCCGCCGTCGTTCCCCATTTCGCATTCACGGCGTTTCGGGCTTTCTCGCTTCTTGCCTTTGCATTCACTACCCACGGCTGATGCTCCTCCCAATCATGGAGAGAATAGACGCCTTTTTCATCCTTCTCCAAAAAACGGCATGTTAGAAGAGCCTCAATAAATTCATTGGGGTCCCCTTCCCACCCTGCTTCCAATGCAATGTCCACCTCATCCATTCCGGAGAGAATCCCATCCGGGTGGTTCATCGCGGAGGCAATCCACAGGTCAAGTAAATAGTCTGTCGCTCCGGCTCCAAGGAGCATTTTAAGACGTTTCCTCTTCCTGTGGTTCAAAAATGACACGGAAATTCGAATGTCAGTATTCATCTCATGCCCCAAAAGGGGGGATTAAACCCCCCCGTTCACATCCGAATCAAACGGGAAGCCAGGGAAAGGGCTACCCTTTTCTGAATCAATCCCAAGCTCAGAAAATGCCGGGTCTTCTCGAAGAGAACTTCCACCACTTTCCGAATGGAATTCCTGAATCAAAAATTCCTCAAGTTTTACAACGTCCTCCAAACTCCAAGATTTCGACTCCTCTTTTGGAACAAGCATTTTGATAGCCTGTTTTGCCGACTCCTCGCTTCCGTTGCAAAGCTTCAGAAATTCGTTCCAAACTTTTTTCTTCCTATCTGCAAGGGTATTTTTTCCCTTGACCGTTGACACCTTTTCCTTGAGGGTTTCAATCTGCTTCAAAGTGCTTTCCGGAAGAACAACATCCACGATCTCTGCTTTTACAGGGGCTTCATTCTCAGCTTGTCCCATCTCCTCAACCGAGTACAGACCTGAGAGTTCCTGCGGAAAGGCTTTTCGTAGAGCGAGGCTCTCGCAGCATTTTGCCAACATTACATCCGGCATCTTTCCCCATAGGCCGGAGGGTTTCCCGTCCTTTCTCGTCTGGACGTATCCTGCATACCTAGCGACCGCCCAGAGGACTTCCTTGAAATCTGCCCTCACAACTCCCACCTTCGCCGCTGTCGGAGGCTTGTCCGAAAGCCACACGTCACGCCACTCTCCATCAGGACCACACCAAAACGGCCCAATCTGCCCCTGATATTTTTCCGACCGTTCAGCAATTAATCGCATCCCGTCAATGGAGGTTTGGATATTCATAACCTCTTTCCCCTCACGGCTGTCCCACCGCTTGATGCAGTAAATTTGACGTGCAAACGGGTCAAGACCTGTTCTCGTACACACCTGTACGAAAAGAGCAAGTTCGTCATCGGTCGTTTCCCTCGCGATGGTTCTCTTGAGGAGTTCGACCTGTTCTCTTCCCATCTGCTGTCCCTGAGAAACTGCAAGCTGGCTACTCATTGCTCATTCCTCCATTCTAGAGAAAGTACCCTATAAACGGGCGCGACCCCTTTGTTCTCTTATAGAATCGTTCCATCTCCGAACCAAGCTCCGGATGCGCCTTGCCAAACCCCTTATCGTCGAAGGATAGTTTCCCTTCCCGTTCCTTCCAGTAGGCTCGAAGCCCGGCTCCCTCTGCCACCGATGCCCCCGCGAGGGACATTATTCCCTTGAGTTTTTCTTCCGCTCCCTCTTTCAATCCCTTGGCTTCTTCAAGGATTTCACGGGACAGCCTGTATTCTTGGACGGCTTCGGCCCATTCATCACCGTCAATCTTCACAAGCTCTGAATCAGTCTGAAGAGGAGGAAGGTCAGTAAAGATCAACTTCTTCTCCCCCTGTCCTTCATCCGGAGGAATTCTCTTCTGGACAAGCTCCCAAAAGGCAGACCCCTTGGAAATGATGTCCGAGATGATTCCCTCGTCCCTGTCCACGTCAAGCCATATCAGTTCCCAAAGCTCTGCATTAAAAATCGCGAAGCTTCCCCACTTTTTCTTGTCGGCCTCCAAATAATGCTGAAGCTGAATTTGCGTATACGACGGGATTCCCTCCCGCTTGACCATGGAAAAAGAGCGAAGGCCGAGACACTTAATTTCAAGTATCCCGACTCCCCGCCCTTTCATTCCGATAATTTCACGGTCAACATTTCCAATCATCCAAGGATGCAGATTATTCCGTATCGTCCGATTGACCCTGCGAACCTTTCTACCTGTTATTTCTGCATACTCCTGTGCAATGAGGTCTTCCATCTTCTTTCCTCTCCGCATTGCAGGAGTCTCTTCCTTTGGAGCGCGAATCCCAATCTTCTCCTCCCAGAGTTCACGCGGGGTTGTGAATGGATGCCTCTCTCCGAGCAGAATCACCGGAGTATCACTTCCTCCAAGCCCCTTCCTTCTTTCTTCCAACCACTCTTCCCGTGTATGAGTGCTGACCCTAAACTTCGTTCTCATTCAAACCGCCTCCCGTGATATAATGAGGCTGGCGCGTGGTACGCCAGTATCTCCTATCGGCCTCCGGGAAACCGGAGGTTTTTTATTCGTCTGAAGGAATCTCTTTTTCGTATTCCTCGCGGTTGTCTATTCCTGCACCGAGATCAAGGAATACCTTCAGTTCCTGTTCCTCTTGCGTTTTCGTAAGGGGCGTGATATTATTTTTCATGCAGACATGCTCCTTTCCTTCCTTTGGGGCCGCCCTTCGGGGGCGGTCTTTTTTTGTCTCCAAAAATCCCAACAGACTCCCAGAAACGAAATGAGCGCAAATACTCCAAAAAATTTGAACGCAAACGCCTGTTCCAAAACCATCTGCTCATCCATCACCTTCCCTTCCCTCCGAATATCCTGGAGGCCGATCTTGCAAACCCACGGCTCCACTTTTTTCGATACGGCCCGCTGATTCCCTTGGAGATAGCAAGCATGTAAAACAAACGTATCATTTTTCCCCTCCCCTTCCGAAGCGTTAACGGACTCTCACTCTTCCATGGTTCGTCCCACGGAGGACTGCGTAGGGGTTTCTCCCTCTTTCAGAAAAAACTTCCAAAGGGGAACCCCTAGCCCGTCAGCTATCCTTTCTGCCGTGTCTATAGACGGGTTGGATTTTTCCCTCTCAATATCAGAAAGAAAGGATGGACTAATTCCTATTTTTCCCGCAAATGACCGTAAGGTTACATTTGCGGTTTTCCGCAAAAGACGGATATTTTTTCCTATCTTCATCTCAGCACCTCCTTTCCTCATTATGTTCGTTATATACATATACTACCACTAAAAACTGTCCGTTGCAAGTTGGATTTTTTCTGTTATTTACCGTTTTATTTTGGGAGAGAGAATCAAAAAACTACGAGGGGGCGAAAATGAAATGGCT